GCCTAATTCTGCTAGGGCGAACATATTGAGAACAGACGAAACTCAAGCTAACTCTGCTAAGGCTTTTATTGAAAATCATGAGCGTTATTGGATTGGTGGTACAGGAAATTGGAGTGATACAGCCCATTGGTCAGTAGCAAGTGGTGGTGCTGGTGGTGTTCCTATTCCTACTGCTACAGAAGATGTCTTTATAGACTCTAATTCAGGATTTGGAGGAGGGGGAATAATAAGTACTGATGGAGATGGAGCTATATGCCATGATTTCACTTCAACTTCTGGACATACATACAGCATTGAATATGTAGATGAGGACATATATGTCTATGGTTCATTTGTGGGTGAAAGTGGCTTAAGCCTTACTGGGGAAATTTATCTAAATTTTGAAGCTACTGATGCTGGACATACTCTTACATTTAATGGAATGGATTTAGGAGGCCTTTCAGGATGTGAGATATATTTTAATGGTAGTGGTGGTGAATGGGCTTTACAAGATGACTTTATAACTACTCTTGAGGGGAAATTTTATTTTAATAATGGAACTTTTGATGCTAATAACCATAATGTAACTGCTGCTGCTTTATTTTTTGAGGCTAGGGCTGGCTATATTCCAACCATTATTATGGGTTCAGGAACTTGGGAGACAACATTTGGATGGGAAATAGACGAGAATGATGGTGAAGTTGTAACGATTACTCCAGAAACATCAACCATTAAAATTATTGAAAACGCTGAAGCGATATATTTTAATGGTGGTGGCAAAACATATAATAATATTTGGTTAACTTATGAGGGTGAAGATACTTCATTTGAGTTTACTGGATCAAACACATTCAATGATTTTAAAGCAGATGCTAGTACAATAATTAAATTTTATAGAAGCACAACCACAACAGTAACCACATTTACTGTATCTGGAACTTCTGGAAATTTAATAACTATTAATAGTGACGATGATTCTACCCAACATATTCTTTCTAAGGCTTCAGGAACAGTTAATTGTGATTACCTTGATCTAAGTAATTCTAACGCCACTGGTGGGGCAGCTTGGTATGCTGGAATACACTCAGTTGATACAGCTAATAATGATGGTTGGATATTTACTTATCCTAAGGCTAACTCAGCCAAAGCATCTATCGTTACAACAAACACTCAAGAAAATTCCGCTAAGGCTAGTATTGTAGTAACCGAAACCAACGTTAACTCTGCAAAAGCGAATATTAATACTCCACAGTCGAACTCTGCCAAGGCTAATATTTTAGCATCACTATCTAAAAATAACTCTGTATTAGTAAACATATTGGCGATTGGACAACAACCTAATAGTGCTAAGGCAAATATTCTCGTTACAGATAACACACAGATAAACTCTACAAAAGCAAACATTAACACTCCACAGGGTAATAGTGCTAAAGCATCTATTGTTGTAACTAATACTCAGGATAGTTCCGCCAAGTTAAACATACTAGCGACAGATAATACTAAAAATAACTCCGCATTAGGGAATATCATCGCAGTTGGTCAACAGCCAAATAGTGCTAAATCCTCTATTTCTACAATACCGACTAAGGTAAGTTCATCTAAAGCTAATATTTTGGCTACACTATCTAAAAATAACTCTTCATTGGCGAATATTTTAGCGGTTGGGCAACAACCTAATTCGATCAAAGCTAATATTTTAGTAGTAAATAATACGCAGGATAATTCAGCTAAAGCGAGCATTGTAGTAACCGAAACCAACGTTAACTCATCTAAATCTAATATTAACACTCCACAGTCGAACTCTGTAAGGGCTAATATTAATACTCCACAGTCGAACTCTGCCAAAGCTAATATACAACCGACAGTATCTCAAGCCAATTCAGCTAAAGCTAATATCTTGAGGACTGGTGAAACTCAAGACAATCAATCTAAATCTAATATTCTTATTACGGATAATACCAATGATAGCTCAGCTAAAGCTAATATTGTTACAACTTTATCTAAAGACAGTTCTGCTAAAGCAAGTATTGTAGTAGCAAATAATTATGCTACATATGCCAAAGCCAATATTCTAAGAACAGACGAAACTCAGGATAGTTCGGCTAAGGCTAGTATAGTTACAACGGAAACAGATGATAGTTCGGCTAAAGCAAATATCTTTGTAGCTAATAATACACAAGATAATTCAGCCAAAGCGAATATTAATACTCCGCAAAATAACTCTACTAAGTCTAATATTCTAGTCGTTGATAATGAAAACGCTAACTCTGTTAAAGCTAATATCTTAGGAGAAATAGAAACTAAAGTTAACTCAGTGAAAGCAGACATTCTTGTAACAGATAATACTGATGACAACTCAGCTAAGGCAAATATTCTAGTCACTGGTAATACAGCAATTAATTCAGCCAAAGCGAATATTAACACTCCACAGTCGAACTCTGCCAAAGCCAATATTTTAGTATCACTTTCTAAGAATAACTCTGTATTAGCAAATATCTTGGTATCAGGACAGCAACCTAATAGTAGTAAAGCAAATATCTTTGTGGCTGATAATACTAAGAATAATTTATCTAAGGCGAACATCGTACTTGTTGATATTACTAATAATAACTCTGCTAAAGCAGAACTTAGGCAAGTTCAGATTTATGTACCAAGACCATACAAATCTAAAGAGGCGATGATCTACTCACCAATGTCGTTCCCATACGGAAGAAAGAAAGGGATTTATGACGATAGAGTTTAACTTGACAAACTATAAACAACTTTGGTACGCTTTATATAAGGACTCAAATAAAGACAGTCTTTAATTAGGTCATGCCGTGTGGTATGGCTATTTTATTAGGAGGATTATGAACGACGTAAAACTTTATGCACAGATTACTAAGGTAGATGAAGATAAGAGAATCGTTGAGGGTTTTGCTACCACAGAGGCTGTAGATAGCCAAGGTGAGGTTGTAAAGCTTTCTGCTATTAAGAAGGCTCTGCCTGAGTATATGAAATATGCTAATCTTCGGGAGATGCATCAGTGGTCAGCAGTGGGTAAAACGATTGCTACAAGAGTTGATGATAAGAAAAAGGGTCTTTGGATAAGGGGTAAGATTATTGACAATAATGCCTGGGAAAAAGTTAAAGAAAAAGTCTATAACGGTTTCTCTATCGGTGGGGTAGTTAACAAGAAAATTGGTAATATTATTCATGAATTAGCTTTAAACGAAATCTCTTTAGTAGATAGACCAGCTAATCCAAAAGCCATGTTTAGCATGGTTAAAATTAATCAAGGAGGTAAAGTTATGGAAAAACAGATGCCAACAGCACCATATGGGATGTCAGATGATGCCCCTAAATTCGCAGGTATTAAAATTGCTGACAGATTATTGTCGATGTCTAGTACTCTTACAATGCTTATCGAAAGCTGTGAAGAGATAGGTAGACCAGTGAAACATATTAGAGGCGTGTTAAAAGCTATTAAGAAAGCAGCTATGTTCGAACTTGAACACGAAAAAGAGGCAGCTAAGAAGAAGGAAGAGAAAAAAGAGAAGAAGATAGAAGAGCAAGTTAATGAGTTAGGAGAAATAGTGGAGCATGCTATCCAGAATAAACAGATCATGCAGCCAAACTGGGAGAAAGATTATTTCCAGCAACTTAAAGATAATTTATAAATATGGCTAGAAAGAGAAAGAGAAAACCACGGAAGAAAAAAGTGGTTGTAAAACCAGTGGTATTCGTAAAGCCAATAGAGTTTACTGAACCAGAACCAGAATCAAAATCCATTGTGGATGAAGCTATTCAAATTTAATGACATCAGAAACGACAAGTACCTATACTTTTAATCCAAAGAAGAGATCAGTGTTCTCGCCCAAAGATAAACCCAAGAAGCCTAAGAGGGTTTACACTAAGCCTTCTAATATGAAACCAATGGGGCATAAAAGCTAATCTTTACTATCTAAACATCTTCTTGGTTTTGTAAATCTGTCCTAGACTAATCTTCTCTTTCCTTCTCTTATCTAGTTTTTTTGCCCACCACCTTCTCCAGTTCTCCCTATCTTGCTCACGCCTTCCTTTACGATATTTGAGTATTTTGACACGATTATTTACATAGTATTTTGGATTATAATCCGCCATGTAGTTAGTTTTGTCTTCAGGGTTCTTGTAACTCATAGGTTAGATTATACAATAAATAACAGAGGAATCAAATCCAAGACCTTATCCGCACTTGACAAACTAAAAAAAAGTTTGCCATAATATGTATAAGGTTGGTGTAATATCAACGGATGATTATCACCGCACCCCGTAATGGGTGTGGTTTTTTTGGAGGGAAACGATGCCTTATCCAGGCGTACCTAATAAGCTTATACCCAAGATGGAATCTTGTGTGGCTGATTTAATGAAAGACCCCAAGATGAGGTCTAAGTATCCAAAGGCTAAAGAAAGAAAAAGTCATGCGATTGCTATTTGCCATAAAAGCATTATGGGGAAAATTGACTCTATTAAACACCTATCAATTAGTGAAAAAGGAAAGGCGGTGAAAAACATGAAAAAGATAAAAATTGAAAAAGTTGAGAAACTCGAGAAGGCAGACCAGAAAGTCGAAAAGGAAGCCAAGAAAGTTGAGAAAGTCGTAAAGACTGAGAAAACTGAAAAGGTTGTCAAAGTAGAAAAGAAGGTTGAGAAAAAAGCCAAGAAAGTTCTTAAAGCTAAAGCTCCAGTTGTTGACAATGTTTCTGATAAGGGTGAACCTACAGATCAGGGTCCAGTTGATGAGATTAAAGTTAAACCTATCAAAGTTAAAGCAGTTAAGAAAGCTGACAGATATGCTGAGAGGTTTGAAAAGCTTTTCGAATCTGTAGAGTCTCTTAACAAAAACGTTTCCAAGCTAGCCGACCTTGTAAAAGCTTCTGCTGAAGAAGCACCAAAAGTCGAAGCTCCTAAGAAAGCTGAGGTCAAGAAGATTGTTAAAGTCGAAAAGGCCGAGGAAGCCAAAAAAGAGGAGGTACACAAGGCTAAGAAAGCTATTAGTACTTCTTCAGGAGAGGCTTCAGAGAAACTATTGAAAGTGATTGATGACCTTAAAGGTCGTATCAAGAAACTTGAAGAATCTCCAGCTCCTGCGAAAGTAATTGTTTCAAAAACTTTTGCTGGCGACGACGAAGACAAGCAAGACCTTCAAAAGGTTGAAAAGCGTTTAGCAGAACTCACAAAAATCCGAGATGAGAAGCCTCTAGAATATACAGAGAAACTCGAATCGGAGGCTTATGATCTTGTTAAACTAAAGAAAGCCTTGGTCATTTAAGTTTGAAAGCTATTATAAATAGCCTAGGAAATCTCTGTTTTAAACAGAGGTATCCTTACTATTAACTTGTAACCATTTGAAAGGTGGTGAATATAAATATGAAAAACGTAACTGAAGCACTATCTGGTATCAAAGATATGATTATGAAAGCTGCTGAAACGACTGCGACTAATACTTTTAGTCCAGGAACACGTTCAGTTTTTTCTCCGGAAAATCTTGATGAAGAGATTAGAATTCTCTCCCCAAAAGATACTCCACTGCGAAATAGGACTCCTCGCGTAAAAGGCTTGGGTCAAGCAGCACAATGGAAACAGATGACATCTGGGATGCACTCAGGGTCATACAGCTCAACTAACGCTATCACTGGTACTGCTACAAGCATTGCCTTTGCAGATGCAGCCGCTCCAGGCGAAACTTCTCAAACTTACACTGCTACCGCAGCAACATACAAGTTGCTAGGTAGGAAATTAGAGGTTGGAGGTTTAGCTTTGGCAGCATCAAAAGGTCGGGATGCACAACCTGACATGCAAAAGAGCAGAGAGCGAATTAAGATTTATGAAGTTATGCTAGGCGAAGAAGAGATGATGATCTCGGGAGATGCCGCACTTAGAACAAGCGAGTTTTCTGGACTAAACAAACAGATTACTACTAACTCAGGTTCATGTACCTTTGTTACCGCTTCTGGTGTTGGCGCGTGGTGCCGAGAACTGTATAAATACGGTGCGGAACCTACACTGCTACTCTCATCAGCAAGACAACTTCAAGCATTAGCTGACGATCTAGAGAAATCTGGATCTATTCAGAGAGTCGTAATTGCTCAAAAGGATTTAACAGGCGTAACTGGCGGTCTGAAACTACAGAAGATTGTTAACCCCGTAACAGGGACACTAATCGACACTGAAGTATCAAGATTCGTTGGTTTTGGTGGATTACTCCTAACAGAGAAATCCCCAGCTGGTGAAATCTGGATTGAAGCGGACCAATTGATTCCTATGTCAAGAGTGGACGTACCTTCAAGCAACTTCTCATACATTAGCTTTATTTTAGAAGCTATGGCATTGAAAGTTATTGGAGAACCATTCCAGTTCAAATTCAACACAGGTGCTTAAAACCTAACATTGTTTCTCGCCCCTAGTAGTTCCTCTGCATGGGGCGAGGACAGAGGAACAACAATTATAAAAGTGAAGATGTCTTCACAACAAGAAAGGAATTATGGCAGGAAGTCATAACGAAACAATATTAGAATACTGTAATAAGGTAGACATCGAAAACTACCTATTACTTGATATTGACTCTTCTTTTGATACTCAAATTAACACTTGGATTGCCGCAGCCGAGAAGCATGTAAATAACTATCTCGGTTACACAACTAATTCAGGTGTTTTAAACGAGCAAATTACAAGTGAAAAAGCTAACGCTTATGTAGATACTGAGGGGAATCTCATGGTGTTCCCAAACAAGACACCAATTAACTCAGTATCATCGCTGTCTCTTATTAAGGGAACTAATTCACTAGATTTATCGCTAACAAGTGGAGATGATACTAGATATAACATTCCAACTGGCGGAAAATATTTATTGTATCCAGGGACAGAATTGTCTATGACTGGTAATAGTATTATTGGAAGTTTCTTTGATATTAGAGGAACTAAGTTTTTTACAGATTTAGATTATATTGCTGGCTATACAGAAGTTCCTTATCCAATCAGACAGGCAACGGTAAATATAGCGTCTGACTTTATTATGAGGCATACCAATAAGGAGGACTTAGAGGGCATTACTCAGGGTAGAATTAGTAAGCGTTGGTCTCAAAGACTCGGTGGCGAGTCAGACTTTATGAAAGACGCTTATGAGTTATTGAGACCCTATCGTCAGTCAGCAAGGTGGGTGTAAAGTATGAGTGTAATTACAGATGCTATTATCAGTATCAAGCGATTAACTAAAGATACTACTGATACTTCAAAGGAACAGTATCAGATAAATTCAGCTTTAGCAGCCGTTAAAGTACAACTTCAACCAGCTTCTCCAGCAGAGACAGCAATTGCTCAAGGTGTTTTAGGACAAACATATATTGGCTTTACTACTACATCGGGAATATTAGTTTCAGATTATGTGACTGTTTCAGGAACAGGTGAAATATTAAGAGTAAAGGGAATAGAAGATTGGTCGATGGATCCTGCCCCACATTATGAATTAACTTTAGTTAAATTTGACGAGGACAACGTATGATAACAATAACTGGTGATAAGAAGTTAATGGCTGATCTTACTGGTATGGCTAAAGTACTTCCTAGAGAGGTGGAGGATGTTTTGGATCAAACAGCAGATTTTGTTAAAGATGATTTGAGTGCTGGTGCACCTGTAAATACTGGTGCTCTTGCTGATAGTATGGCAGTAACAAAGAAAAGTGTTGGATATAGGGAAATAGGTGCTGGTGGTTCAAGATCATCTGATGGTTCACTTCCAAGGGATTATGCTATTTTTGCAGAAGAAGGTGCATCGGCTCACTGGCCTAATATTAAACATATGGGTCTATCAGACGAGGAATCTTTCTTAGTTGCAAGAGCAATTAGTCGCAAACCACAAAAAGCATATAAATTTTTTGAAGCAACTTTTGATAAGGTTAAATTGTTCTTTTATAGAGCAGTGGAAAATTCAATAGAAAAGGTGGTAAGATGAGTGTGTCAGCAATTCGCGTAAAACTATTGACAAAGTTAAACGAGATGCAATCTCTGAAAGGAGCGTGGGATTGGGAGGTTTCCAATGTTGATGGAAAGTACCCATATGCTACACTTACATTAAGAGATGGCGAAGCTGAGTTTGCTTCAACTGCTCATAACTTGAGACGAAGAGGGTTTACTATTAAACTCTATCAGGAGAGGCAAAAAGGAACTGGTCAGACTCCAGAAGAGGCTGAGGACATAATGACATCGGTTATAGATGAATTTGAGAAGGCACTAGATATGGATACTACACTATCAGGTACATGCAAGTATGTTGAGCCAATTGTGTGGCGGGCTGACTATACTATCCGTGAACACGCTACACGATTATTAGAAATTGATGTCAACGCTATAGATATCGTTGACAGCATTTGAAAGGTGGTGAAAATAAATTATGTCAATAACAATTGGTAGACTTGGCTACGCAGGGTTCGCTCTTGAAACGACTCCTGGGGAGGCCAATACAACACCAGATGTATATTTACCTTACACTGATATTTCGATGAGAGGCCATCATGAGCCTATTGAGGATATTGCCTCAAAGACATCAAGATTGATGGATAAAGATTCTGTTAGTGGCAAGCAGTGGTCTGAAGGAGACTTGGCTATAAATTGTGATGTTCACAATTCAGGTTATCTTTGGAAGGCAGCTATGGGCAACGAACAGTTGACTACTGGCACACCTAATTACCACACTTTCTATGTAACAGCTTCTGGAAATACTCCTAAGACAGCGACTATCATTCAGGGTAGAGACACTGACGTTCAGCAATATACTTATGTTGCTACTAACGAACTCAATCTTGAGATTTCAGATGGTTTAGCTACTTTGACAGCATCTATGATGGGTAAATTCCCAACCGTAGTTTCAGCTCAAACAGCGACAACAACTTCTGGAACAGTTTTTGCTTTCCCAGATATGTCTGTTAAATTTGGATCAACTCTTTCGGCAGCTAGTTCAGCTAGCGCGACAGCAATTAATGACTTTAGTTTGACTATTGCTAACGAGTTGGAGATGATTCACAGAAGTGGAAGTGCAGATGTCTCAGCTATCCGAACAAAAGGATGCAGAGTATCTGGTTCATACACAGTCTTCTTTGATTCTGTTACTGATAGGGATGCCTATTATGCTCTGAATAAACGAGCTATGGAGATCACTTTCACAGGTAACGCTAATGAAGAGATGCGAATCAGGATTCCAGAATTTAGACTAAACGAGAATGAAATCACAACAGGACTAGACGACTTCTTTGTTGCAAACTGCAATTTTGTAGCTGAAGACAAAGTAGACGCAGGAGCTAGACTGATTGATGTCAGACTTGGAAACGACAAGAGTGACGTTTATTAAAATCTGAATTAATAATTAATTAAAAAAGGAGGGTACATATGCCCGTATTAAAAGATTTTAGGGGTACGATTTCTATTTCACTCCCAGAAACAGGGGGTAAGGTTGAATTGTACGATTGCCTTATAGCTAATGATTCTCTAGAAATAGAGAAGATTTATACTACAGATACTTCAGTTCCCATAGTGGCTGGTCAGACCAGTACTGCTATGAGTATTAGAGCATCTAGGTATTATGAAGCTCAAGAGGCGACCTTAAAGGTTATGGTTAAGGGTTGGGACTTTACCGACAAGGATGGTAAAGATATCAAACCGACCGTAGAAAACATCAAAAAACTTCCTCGTAAAGATTATGACTTTCTAGTACAGAAGGTTACTGATCTTACTGGGGAGAAAAGGTTAACAACAGACCAAAAAAAAAATTAATAACGAAACTTGTGATAAGCCTTAAGTCTAGTAAACCAAAGCTTATATCAGGTTTTAACGAAGTGATTATTAGTAAAAAAACTGGGTGGAATTATTGGGAGATTATGTCCCAACCACTCTGGTTTTTAGAAAGAATAGCAATTTATGAGGAGGCTGAAAGCATCGTAAGAAAAATCAGAGATGCTAAAAAGTAAATATGGCGAGTAGAGAAGTCTTAATCGCACTTAAGCTCATAGGAGCAGCTCAAGTAGAGGCGGGGTTACAAAAAGTTTCCCAAGCCGTTGCTGGTATGGGACAAAAGATTGAAACTGTGACCAAATCTTCTGGTAAGAGGCTAGAGGAGATGGGGAGAAACATGCAAAGGACTGGTCGTGTCCTTTCTGTTGAATTAACTGCACCTATCGTTGCTTTTGGTAAAGTAGCCGTTGATAAATTCGTTGCAGTTGATACAGCCACTCGTCGATTGCAAAAGGTATTTAGTGGAACAGCAGCAGAGATGAACGCTAATTTAATTCCAGCAGCACAGGAATTAGCTCTCTATTGGGGTATGAATAAGGTCGAAATTATAGATGTGATGCAGGAACTTGCAGCTATGGGCTTTCAAACACAAGAGATAATTGATGGTACTACCAAGGCTGTTGAAGTGTCTAAATTAGGTAACTTGGATTTGGCTAAATCTATGGATTTAGTTGTGGCTGTGATGCAAAACTATGGCGTTACTGGAAAAGAACTAACTCAAACAATAGCAGATATTAACGCTGTTGAAGATGCTGGTGCTGCTCAATTAAGTGATTTTTCAGTTGGTTTAGGGAGAGTAGCGTCTATTGGAAAATTGGCTGGATTAGGGATTAAAGAAGTTGGTGCGATGATGAGTGTTTTAATTGGTAGGGGTGAAAAAGCCACACTAGCTGCTCGTTCACTTAAAACGGTATTTTCTAGAATTATAGCACCAACAGCAGCAATTAAAGATGAGTTTGAAAGGCTTGGAATTAGTATTGAAACAACAGAAGAAAGAACTGCAACCCTGACTAAAACGATAGGTGGAAACTCAGATGAGGTAGAGAGATTAATCAAGTTGAAAACAAAACAAGAAGAAAAGTTAAGAGACTATATAGCTGTTTCTGAGGAAGCTGGAGAAGTAGGTGAGAAAGAAGAAAAACAGATAGCTAAGATTTCAACACAAATTAGTGCTTATAATAAACAGATCGCAGCAGCAACAGGGACAACTGAGGAATATGTCGGTAGTATAGTAACTGGAACTGGTGAGATGAAAGGTATGGATGATATTCTTAAAGAATTGGCTGTGGAGTGGAAAAACATGGATGATATTCAGAAGATGAACACAGCAACTGTTATTGCTGGTAGGCATCATGTAGATAGATTTATCAAAATGATGGATGATGGAACTGCAACAGTATCTGAATACGATAGAATTATTAAAGAAACAAGTGACGATCAGAAAAACATGGATAGGATGATGACAGCTCTTGGTATATCTTCTGGTTCAGCAGCTGTTCAGTTTGGTAGGTTAAACGCAAAATTTGATGAGTTTAAGGAATTCGTGGGGAGAGATATCGTACCAATAATTGTCCCTATGATAGACAAGGTTCTTCAGTTAGCTAAGAAATTTACAGATTTGGATGAAGGAGTAAGGAAAAACATTATTAAGTTTGCTATGTTCGTAGCAGCATTAGGACCAGTATTAGTTTATCTTGGTGTAGTAGTACAAGCTATTGGTGTTTTAAAGCTGGGGATGGTTGGTCTTGTAAACACAATTGCCACAAGACTTATTCCAGCACTGATGTTATTAGCAGCTCATCCCTTAGTAGCTTTGACCCTTGCGATTGCAGGAGCTACGACAGCGATGGGCTTAATGATTTTAAAATCCGATATTTTGATAACAAAGACAGATTTGATTAGTGCGGCTAAAAGAGGAGAGATACAGGCACAAAGCGATTTAGATGAAGCTTATAGAATAGGAGAGAAGGTTGCTGATGATGCCGATGCAGCAAAACTCAGACAAAAACGTGCTGTTCTCGCAGTCGAAAGAGCTACTAGAACATTATCAGAAGTCACTCTCCAGTATGGTAAAGATTCGCTTGAAGCTCGTGAACAGGAACTTGTGCTTGAAGGGGCTTTGGGTAATCTAGAAGTTGCTAACGAAGACGTGACTACATCTGTAGAAGATAGTCAAACAGCTCTTATAAATATACAGGACGAGGAAAAAAGGAAAATAGAATCTAGTAAAGATGTAGTAAAGGCTGTAGAAAGCGAAGAAACAGCTTGGGGTAATTTAATAAGTAAGATTGGAGATGCAATTTCAAAGATAAGGGAGTGGTTTACAGTATCAGGAGTTGAACGAGGGGTAGGAACTAGACATGAAGCGCCTGGATGGACAGGGCAACATGGGGGTATTGTTCCTGGGGCAGTAGGTACGGCAGTGCCAATTATGGCTCATGGAGGAGAAAGAGTTATTCCTACAACTGGGGTTGATGTTAACTCTGGGTTAGGTACAGGTGGAATTACTGTTAATATTACTGGATCATTCAATTTAGATAGTTCATCAAGAGTAAACGAATTAGCAAATAGAGTTAGTGACATCCTCGGTCGTAGGATGGAGTTAGCTCAGTCGGGAGCAGGGTGGTAATATATGGCACTTCCAGAATTTTCAGGATTTAGTCTACAAGATGACAACTATATAACAACTAATATCACTTATCGTGGTTGGCCAGTAAGAGATGATACAACAAAACCAATCTCAAGGAAACCTGGAGTTAAACTTTTATCCGAAGAGTTTGGGGATAAGAGGATTAGAATTAGAGGTTATATTTTAGGTTCAAGTCCATCAGATTTGAAAAGCAAGATAGATAGTCTTAATACGGAGCTTCAGAAAGTATCACAAATTCTTAAGATTGATACTGATAGAACATACACAGCTACGTGTACTTATGTTTCTGTCTCTGATCCACACTATGCTCAGGATTTCGTTCCATATGAAGCAGAGTTCCTATGTGCTGATCCTTTTGCTTATACTGATGAGATTACGGCTACAATGACAATCGTTTCTGGGACATCAGCACAGACTTTTACAACTACGATTTCTGGATCATATTTTGCTGAGCCATCTCTTAGATATGAAACTACATCTGGTTCTGGGACAACTACTACATCAGGAGTTAGATTAGAAATATTAAACTCAGGTGAATATGTTGATTGGGCTGGCAGTGATAACGGAACGATATTGAGTTATAGCTCATCAATGACTTTCGATTATAAGACTTTCAAAGTGTTACAAGATGTAACGCAACGGAATCATACTGGTGTATTTTCTCGATGGGAACCAGGGAGTCAGAGTTTTAAAATTACTTTCGGAGGAGGAGTGCAAGGGGGAAATTTAAAGATATCCTATTCTCCGAGGTATTTATAGGAGGATAGCTTATGGCACAGATACCCCAAACAATCTACGGAAGCGGAGCAGACGGAGTTAAAACCGTTAGCGGAACAGAAACCTTAAACGTTTACAAATCATGCAGTGGAACAGCTACTGATGATCATGTAGATGTAGCTTCTGGAGACGAGGCTTCTTTCTCAGCAGGTGATATAGTTATCCTTCACAAAGCAAGGGGCAATACTACAACTAATGCAGGAACATGGGAGATTTGTACTGTAGATTCAACTGAAGATACTCTAGTTACTTTTACTACAAACATTGTTAATTCCTATCAGGATTCTGGAGATGATCAATCTCAGATTATTTTAGTTCCTCAATATACGACTTTTAGTTGTCCTTCTGAACAGATTTTAACTGGGACTACTTGGGGTGGGGATGTTGGAGGATTTGTTGCTATTTGTGCGAGTACTTCAATTACTGTTGCTGGAACTATTGATACTGATGATTTGGGATATAGAGCTGGTTCTGCTTCAAGTGGAACTCAAACTGGAAAACAAGGTGGTAGCCATCCTGACGAAGATTTTGATTTAGCTTCAGGTGCTAACGGTGGTGGTGGGGGTGGAGGAGAAGGTTCAGATAGTGCTGATGGTGGTGGAGGTGGAGGTGGAGGAGCCTATTCTGCCAATGGAGTATCAGGACAAAACGGTTCAGGTTCTTCTCAAAATCCAGGTGGAACAGGTGGTACATCTTATGGTGCTGCTGATTTGACAACAATATTTTTTGGTTCAGCAGGTGGTGGAGGTGGTTCACAATCAGATGGTGGACAAACTCATGGTGTAGGAGGGAAGGGCGGAGGAATAATTTTCTTAATTTCACCAACCGTAACTCTATCTGGAACAATAACTAATGATGGTGCGAATGGTGGAGCTTCTGATTTCCGATGTGGTGGAGGTGGTGGCGGTGCTGGTGGTTCAGTTTTAATTAAAGGTGATGTAGTAACGATTGGTACTAACTTAATCGCTTGTAATAAAGGAACAGGTGGGGCATCACCTGACGGTGGGGATGGAGGAGGAGGTTCTATAGGTAGAATCAGAGTAGATTATGGAACCAGTGTTTCAGGATCAACAACAACTCCCGCTACAAGTGAAAACCAAGATGATGATTTACTTACTATTACAAAGGCTGATAACTCAGCTATAGCTAACATCTTAGCTGCAAATTCGCAAGTAAACTCAGCCAAAGTAAATATTTTAGTCACTGATAACATCCAAGATAGTTCTGCTAAAGCGAATATTAATACTCCACAGTCGAACTCTGCTAAAGCTGATATTAGTCCGACAAAAAGTCAAGCCAGTTCAGCTAAATCTAATATCTTAAGAACAGACGAAACTCAAGCCAATAGTGCTAAGTCAGATATTCTAGTTGAAAATAATACTGATGATAATTCAGCTAAAGCTCAGATAGTTGTTATTTTAACAAAGGTAAACTCAGCATTAGTCAATATTCTATCGGCTGGTCAACAATCTAACTCAGCTAAAGCCAATATTCTAAGAACAAACGAAACTCAAGTAAACTCTGCTAAGGCTTTTATGAGTGCCATACAGACTAAAGATAATAGTGTTACTGCCTCTATAAAGAGTACCTATTTTAGGAAGAGATTTGCCTATAAGATGTACTATTCTGATACTAATATCAAAGATGTATGGGGCGATGAGGTTTTAACTGAACCAAGTTTTAGGTCAGTAATTAATGGAGGCGTGGGTGAAGTTACTGTTCAATTAGCTAGAAAAGTTGATGCGTTCGGTGAAGGTGAGGATATTGTCTTGGATAGAAAAATTGATATTTATGTTTATGATAGAGATCAACCTGCGGGATTCTTATTATTCAGGGGGTTCTTGGCTAGTTTTTCTCCTGTTCTTAACGAAAGCCAAGAATATTTAGAGTTAATTATTTTAGGTTATGTTGTTGAATCTGGATTAAGAATTCTGAAAGACTCTGATGGATATACTGCCCTTCAGTATTACAGCGAAGACCCTGGCAACATCATGAAAGACATTATTGAAAAACATCAAGCTGATGGAGGTCACTTAAGTTATACGGATAGTACTATTGACCTAACCAGTACGATAGCAACATACACCTTTAATGTTAATACAGTGAAACAGGCGATGGAGAAAACAGTTGAGTTAGCTCCAGAGGGTTGGTATTTCAGGATTGACCCTGATGGGGTAGTTTATTTCAAGGAAAAATCAACCACAGCAGACCACAAACTTTATATTGGCAAGGATATCTTCTATATGAAACCAGAAAAGAGAATTGATAATTTAAGAAACGTTCTCTACTTTGTTGGCGGAGATCCTGCTGGCGGACCACAACTATATAGAAAATATAGTCGAACTTCATCTATCACTTCATGGGGTATGAAAGAAGAAAAGTGGGCTGATTTAAGAGTAACTTTGACAAGTACGGCTGATATTAAAGCTGATAAGTGGTTAGATGAGCGGGAGGAACCAGCAATTAGAACAATATTAAAGGTATACGATAATAATGGCGAAGATTCAACTAAGGGCTATGACATTGAATCTATCCAACCAGGGGATACAATCTCTATCGAAAACTTAAAATCATCTCAAAAAGCAATTGCCTATTGGGATCAGTCTACATGGGATTCCTCAAGATGGGATTATGAAATCTCTGGTGTTACATCTGACGTATTACATGTGATTTCAACAACTTACTATCCAGATTATTTAGAAGTAGAAGCATCAGAGGCATTGCCATCTGTGTCTAAAAGAATTGAGGATATTCAGAGAAACCTTGATGATTCTATTACCGCTACAATTCCAACAAAACCTGTTGATGGATAATCATTATGACGAACATAAGGGTGCCAACACAAATAAAAAATATAACAATAGGCGGTGAAAATCAGCCTGGTGAGTTGTATGGATTCATTAATGAAGGGAATACTACAACAATCTCTGGTGGATATATTACAGCCTCTGGAATTAATTTACATCTGACTGGGACTGCTTCTACTTCAAGTACAGTTGCAGATGGTGAGGCTGTGAGTTATACCGCAACAGTAACACCAACAATAGGTGGCAGACGATTGATTGGTACATTATACACATCCGTTTATCAGGACTCAGTGGCAGGTGCCAATCTTATTCCTAGTGGATCAAATATTACTCCTGGGGACTGGGAGTTAGTTTTGTGGTTGGATTGGGGAAATACAGATGATAACAATATTGTCCAGAAAGCTTATATCTACAATAAATCTGGTTCTAGCCATGATATTTACGTGGGGACTAACGCACGTTATATCGTAAACGCGGGGAGTATATGATATGGCAAGCTATAGTAAAAGAGTAGTTGCTAGTGCAGATGATGGTCAAAAAATTGTAGTTCTAGGAAGTTGGGATTACGTAGGATCTGAAATTAGAGCTGGTGCATCTGCTTCAGACACTTATCTACCAGGCGTAAGGTTTATTGATGTTACAATCCCTCACGGAGCAATAATTACCTCGGCTACTATAACATTAACTCCAAATTACGATGATGTAGATAGTATTCTTACAAAGATTTATGGGATTGATGAGGATAATACTGCTGATTTTAGCTCCGATCCTACTGGGAGAGATAAAACTACTGCTACAGTAGACTGGGATTTTGGGAATGTTAGTCAGAATGTTCCAGTAACATCTCCAGATATTACCGATATCGTCCAAGAAATTGTTGATAGGGGTTCTTGGGCTTCTGGTAATGCAATGGGCTTTTTTATCTATGATGATGGTTCTTCTTCTAATGATAATATTGGTTTTCATTCTTATGATGGAGATTCAGCTAAAGCTGCTTTATTAGAGATTACTTATACGGTGGGTCAATCTAACTCAGCTAAAGCAGATATCTTGGTTGTCGATAACACAGATAATAATTCAGCTAAGGCGAATATTTTAGTTACTGATAATACTCAAGATAGTTCAGCTAAAGCTTCAATAGTTGAGTCAGAAGCAATAAATAACTCTGCTAAAGCTAATATTAGTCCAAAACAAGTGAACCATGCTGGAGCATATATTGTCAAGATTTTCAATGCAACTGTAAGTGCTAGTGAAGATGATGGTCAAAAAGATCCAAGTCTTAGTCCGCCCTGGGATTGGTCTTATACAGGTGTTTGGTATTATGTTGGCTATTGGTTAACAAGATCATTAACAGGAGTAGTTAGATTTAGGAATGTAACTATCCCACAAGGGGCAACTATTACTTCTGCTTATTTAATTCTCGAAGCTGCTATAACCACTGAGGATTATTATGTTTATAAAAAAATCTATGGGATTGATGAAGACAATACTGCTGACTTCAGTTCTGATCCTACTGGGAGAGATAAAACGAGTGTGAGTGTAGATTGGGAGGGGGGAGATACTATCGGTGGAGACGATTATACTACTCCAGATATATCAGATGTTTTCCAAGAAATTATTAATAGAGATGGCTGGTCTTCTGGTAACTCTATCGGGTTTTTTCTTGAGGATAATGGTTCGACAGGGTCTAATCGTCATGCCTATAAAGAATATGATGCTCCCGTTGGCAATCCATGTAGACTTGTAGTTCATTACACAACAGAAAGGAAGAAAGTTAATTCAGTTAAAGCGGATATCTATGTTGTAGGTGCAAACGATAGCTCGGCTAAATCTAATATCTTAGTTACAGATAATACTCAAGTTAATAGTGCTTTAGCTAATATACCTATTCCAACCCAGACACATGATAGTTCGGCTAAAGCTAATATCAACACCCCTCAAGACAATAGTGCTAAAGCAGATATCATTGCTACACAATCACAGCATACTTCAGCTAAAGCACGGATACATGAGATAGGAACTAGCCAAATACCACAATATATAAGGAACTTGACTATTGGTGGTTTAAAACAGCCTGGACAAGTAGATAGTATTATTCAAAGCGGAGATTCTTATGTTTCGACAATATCTGGTTCGTTATTAACAGCTTCTGGAGTTAATTTAATTTTACGTGATACTGCGTCATCTTCAAATAGTGTTGACGATGGCGATAGACTGGTGTTTACACTTCAGATTCTTCCTGAAGTAAGTGGCACTAGACTTTGGGGAACAATCCATGGTTCGTTCTATCAAGGAGATGTTATTACGGCTAATCAAATTCCGATAGGTAGCAACATTAGTGCGGGAAATTGGGAGATGTCTATTTGGGAGGACTGGGGTTCTACGGACGATGATGATATAGTACAGATAACCTGTTTAAAGAATAATACTGGTTCTACACAGACAGTTACAGGATTTGTAAACGCAAGATTAATAGTTAATAAATCATCTTAAGGAGGTAAATTATGAAAGATTTTAAACTTTCTAATAAAAAGAAAACATGGGTAATCTTTGAAGATGGTAGTACATCTATGGAAATTGGAGGGGCGACTCTTAGAGTTATAGGTAAAAAGGTTAAGAGAGAAATTGACGTTTCAGATTTATCTGATGATGAAGCTCTTGATTTATTACATAACGTCAGGAAAAGAAGCGTTACCAAGAAGGGCAAGAATATCCAGATTAAACATAAAAGGGCGACCACTAAACACAAGTGATTGACAATCTATGGGTAATAAGGTTACGATAATACTAAGAAGTTTAAGAAAGGAAGCCTTAACTTAGGTTGGGCTTTCTATTGTTTTATGGGAGTATCACTAAACACTTTCACACCAAATACACAGATCGAGTCAGCTAAGGTTAATACTAATTTTACTAATCTTTCCGCTGCTATTCGACCAACACTTACTTTCACGGTTGTTGGAACTTTAACAACAGGAACGGATGTAGTTCCGTCTCTTATTATCCCGAAAGGTTTAACGATTGAAAAAGTATATGCTTATGTAAAGACCCCCCCTGTTGGTGCGAGTATTATCCTAGATATAAATTTGAACGGAACAACTATCTGGGCAACACAAGGGAATAGAGTAACAATCGAAGCAGCAGCTAATCTAGGAACATCAGCTAATTTCGATACAGCGTCTTTAACAGAAGAAGATGTTATCACTTTAGATATTGACCAGATTGGCAGTTCAACTGCTGGTGCTGATTTAACAATAGAAATTAAGTGTAGTTAATAATATGCAGATACTTGGACCGACATTTGGATTAAGTACTGATGGGCAACTAGATATAGACAGTGATACAACCGATGCCCCTATAGATTCTACTGCTGTTGGAACAGCAACTGAATTTAGTTTCACAGCTACTAATGCCTCCTTTGCTGCTGGTCAGCTAATTATGATTCACCAAAGCAGAGGGACTAATTATGGGTTATGGGAATTAAATAGAATTAGTAGTTATTCTAGTGGGACTATTACAACGATGCTTCCATTAGCTAATAGTTATGTGACTAGCGGGAATGATGCTGCCCAAGTATTAGTAGTTAAAGAATATGTTGGAATTAATGTTAGTAGTGGATTTACTTTAGATGCTAAAGCATGGACAGGAAGTGTTGGTGGAATTTTGGCTTATGCTTGTTCTGGAGCTACAACAGCCATTGGTGAAATAAGTGCTGGTGGTAATGGTTATCGGACAAGTGCAACTGGTGGTTCGGATAACTCTGGGAAACAGGGTGGAAGCCATCCCAATGAAAGTTTTACTGTTACTGCAAGTGCCAATGGCGGTGGCGGTGGCGGTGGCAGAGGTTCTGCTACTGCTGATGGTGCTGGTGGTGGTGGCGGCGGTGCTCACGCTACAGGTGGAGCATCAGGACAAAAAGGAGGAGGTTCTGCACAGCAAGGTGGAGGAACTGGTGGTACATTATATGGAACAGCAGATTTAACAGAGATATCGTTTGGCTCTGGTGGCGGTGGAGGTGGTTCACAATCAGATGGTGGGCAAACTGCAGGACTTGGAGGCAAGGGTGGTGGAATTATATTGCTATTAGCTAGGAGAGTAACTGTTACAGGTAATATTACCAGTAATGGTGCGAATGGTAGTAATGCTACTGGTGGAAGTATCCGTTGCGGTGGTGGTGGCGGTGGAGGCGGTGGATCAATTTTAATTAAAAGTGAGATTGCTGATATTGGGACTAATTTAATAACTTGTAATCAAGGAGCAGGTGGGACATCAAGCGAAGGTGGTAATGGAGGTGCTGGTGGAGTTGGAAGGGTTAGAGTTGAAGCATGTAGTATAACAGGTTCAAGTAATCAAGGATCAATAAGTACATCAGAAGGAGGTTACGCTTGGTGCGGATCGCTCGCAAGCATAATTTAGTATTATGGATTGTATACACAAATTCAAACCACTTGGTTTTGAAGTGATTGAAAAATCTAAGGATTCTATAGAGGCAGTAGCCTCAATTTGTTGCGAAAAGTGTGGTCTTTTTCGGACGAAGATATTGACTTTCCGAAGAGAGCTAGGTCATAATTATAAGCAAGAAGTGGAAAGGAAAACTAATTATGGCAAGTAAGAAAACCAATTCGAAAGATGTGCAGTTGGCTGTTATGGCAAACAACATTATACATATTAAAGAACGTGTTGATAAGATTGATGACAAACTTGAAGAAGATTATATTACGCGTATTGAATTTGAACCAGTTAAAAAAATAGTTTATGGGCTAGTAGCTCTGATATTAGTAGCCGTTGTAGGTGCTATTATAGGGTTAGTAATAATAGGATAAATATGAATTTTAAACGTAGATTTTTACATTGTTTTGCATTTATCACTTTATCTCTAGCTTTTTTTCTCTTGGTAATTAGTTTTTATTGGCTATATTGGCCTTATAAAGTTATTGAAGTTAAGTCTCCCGCTAAAGTTTTTACAAAGACTGTAATGGTCGGCGAATCACTTATCTTTGAAGTAGATTTTTGTAGCTATACAGATAAACCTGCTCAAATTTCTAGACGTTTAATTAATGGAGTTATTTTTACATTACCTACTATTAGTGGTGTACCATTTAAAGGTTGTAAGAAAGACGTTATCTCTAGTACCATAATTCCTGAAACTATCCCAGGTGGAATATATATTTTAGAAGTATCATCAACACGTAGGATTAATCCACTTAGATATATTACTGTTACATGGGAAACAGAAGGATTCCATGTGATTAAGCCTTATGGATCTAACTGAACTCCCTAGCTGGAAGAAACTTACCAAGAAAGAACAAGAACGCTTGAAGAAAGTGTTCGCTCCGCAATTAAAACAAGATTATAATATTGCTGGAAACTCCTCTATTTCTAAAAAGGAACTAAAAAAAGGGGGTTTGAAAAAGTAATATGTCTGATACAACTTTTACAGTACCCGAATTGGGTGATAATTTTATTGATTATAGAATGCCTATTTGGGGTAACTCCTATACATGGTCTTGGGAAAGACCTATCACTCAGGTTCAGTATGTGGTTATCCATCACACTGTTACCTCTTCTGATGCAACACCAGATGATATTGCTCTCTTACATAAAGCCCGTGGTTGGGGAGGTATCGGCTATCACTTTATCATTACTAAAGATGGTAAAGTCTGGTATGTGGGAGATATTGGAACGGCTAGAGCACATGTTGCCAACATGAACGAAAAAGTTTTAGGTGTTTCTTTAGTTGGAGATTTTACTAAAGGACTTCCGAGTGATGAACAGATTACATCAGCTCATAAATTGTGTAAGTTTTTTATTGATACAGCGTCTATCTGTAATATTACCTCATGGGAAAACATTGTTGGACACAAAGAATTAACTGCGACTGCATGCCCTGGTTCAAGTTGGAATAAATCTGTTAGTGGCGATATGTGGTGGAGAATTAAGAGCAATACTGTATACTCAGCACCACCACCACAACAGGATGATGTTTACAAAATTACCTACAAAGGAGAGGTGTTAGCAACATATGAAAAGAATCCAGAGGACAAGATTGAAGAACTCGATTCAAAGCTCAAGGCAGCGAGCGATGAGGTCAGTCGACTTACTTCTGAAAACGCTACTCTTAC